CTACTTGAGATCCTTCAGCCTGTTATTCAGTCTTTCAATCGCCTGCGTGTTTTCTGCCAGCGTCTGCTGATAACGCGCATCGGCTTTGGCCCGCTCATTGAATTGAGCCTGTAAGCGCCGTCCGGTTTCTGCGTCCAAAAAATGATCCCGACTAGCCTCTACTATCCAGCCAGTATCCTTGGACGCGATGCCGCTGACCCATGATGTCCACTCTGAGGCGTTACCCGATTTATCTACCAATCGTGCCCGGAAATAGAGCTTCTCCCCAGCCGCCAGCCCCTGCAAAGTGTGGGTTCGTTGCGGATAGGAAATATCGGCGAACTGCAGCGTGTCATCATCCTCTCCGTTTTTGTTGTAGCAAATTTCCGTTTTCAGCAGAACATCCGTCGGGTTGGCAAAATCCCAGTCAAGCCGGATACCAAAAAGTAGCGGCGTGGTTCGGAGGGACTGCGGGGCCGACGGAGCCTCTTTGCGGCTTCCTAGCAGGGTATCCTGCGTGTTCATCCAGATACTGGATATTGCCGCTGCATTAGTCGCCCTGACCCGCGCCTGATAGCGTCCGTCATCGACGTTCGGCACCTCAAGACTCCGTGCAGTAGTCTGGGGAGCCGTTGTCCAGTTGCCATTGTCTTTGCGCCATTCAACTTCATAAGCCACGGCACTGTCGGCTGCATCCCATGTGATCCGCAATGTGGTGGAGATGATGCACTGATTAAGCGAATAATAACTGTCGATAAGGATATTCTTCGGTGCAGGCTGAACGCTGGGCGGAATGATGGTAACAGAGCGTTCGTCAATACGGGTATCCTTGTCGATAAGAGCATACTTGTCGGGGTTGTGCTCAACCGCCGTGATGTCAAATGATACGCCGTCCTCTCCCGCTTTGATACCAATAACCCGAAAGGGTTTCTCCGCTATATAGCGGGATTCGATTGCCCAGACTGAGCCCACTTCAGGTTTATCTGAATAGGCATAACCACGATCCCACACGGAAACCTCCTGTCCGTTGATCGCTGAAATGAGATCCCTTTCTGCCTTACCTGACGGCAGGTTGATGACAAGCCAATCCCCCACCTTTGCCGACGGCACCCGATCCAAGGTAATAATGTATCGTCTCGGCATAGCCTGGATACGCCCACTCCTTCCTGACCCTGACAACAGGTTATCCGATACACCGATAAGGTAACCCGGCAGGGGAATGTGTCCCTCCAGTCCGACGGTGAAAGTGACTGTCCGGTCATGTTCGTTGGTGTGTAACACCCATTTACCACGCCGAATGGCTTCACTCTGGCGGGTACAACCGATGGCAGTGATATCGGCCTGCCGGATACCATAGCGGCGTATCAGGCGAGGTTCAAACACCGGTTCGATAGCATCCTGATAACCATTTTGCGGATCGGACCAGCTTACCATGGCCGTAGAGTAATGGGTTTTCTCGCTGGCACTGGAATAGGTGAATTTACCGTCACGCACATTGGCACAGGTAAAGAGATAATCCATGTCACGGGGCATGTCCGCCAGCACGTTCATGTTGTTATTAGACCAAAAAGTCATGCCCCGGAAGATCCCCGCAATGTCACGCAACACAGCCCAAGCGTCTTCCTGTGACTGGATATAAACATTGCAGGTGAAACGCGGCTCTCCATGGCCTTCGCCATCCAACACAGTCTGATCACAATATTGAGCGATGCCATACAGATCCCATTTTGCCAAAGCCAGATTTTCCGCTTTCACCCGGGTGCCAATGCTGAACCGATCATTGATCATCAGGTCATACAACACCCATGCCGGATTGTCGCTCCATGCCCATTTGAAGGTGCCGTCCCAGCTGCCATGATAAAAACGGCGACGGGGTTCCAGATAATAATTACTCGGCACTCGGATGATGCGCATCTTGGGTTCGCAAGTGATTTGCGGAATATTACGGAACTGTTTGGCATCAAACTGAACAAACAACAGGGCCGTTTCTGGATAGCTTAATTTGGCATCGATCACTTCGGTGATGGCCTCCACCACCATGGCATCAGCGATTCGGTTACTGTTCTGTTTTGGCGTCAACCGACGAAGGCGCACCTGCCAGCCCGAATGAGCGTTGGGTAAATCCACCCGGTGGGAACGTTCGTATTTAGTGGTGGTTTTGCCATCCACGGCAGTTTTCAGGATTTCCTTAAAAGCACCGCCATCGGTGGCGAGGTCAATGGCATAGTCAATACGATAGCCCACCGTGTCTCCGTTATCTTTTTGCCTCTGCAACTGGGGCCACGATAACCGCAGGCGAACCGCTGACAGTTGGGTATTGGTGACCGTCGTCACCCACTAACTGACCAGTTCGGCGCTGACGGTGCGGGCATTTTCGACTGCCGGCATACCGGGGATATATGCCTGATGGGGAGTACCGGGACGGAATTCCCATTTGACACCCTCAAAATTGGGTCTACCGTGGATGTCACTCAATGGCGTGTTATCCAGAAAAATACGCTGACCATCCAGCTCTCCCGCAAATTCCCCTTCACCAAGCGCGAGGATGATCTTGGTATAAGAGGTGGATTGCAGGGAATCCGGTGCTTCCACCGGGGTGCGCGGATGCTGACGGCCGCCTTTGTTACCCTGAATTGACTGTTTTTCCATATTTCATTCTCAGAACGTTATTGTTGGTCTTCCGCGTAGATACCCGCTGAAATGATGGCGCCACCAATACGGCGTCTGCCGTAGCCGATGGGCACAGGATTACCCTGTGCCACGGTGTTCACCGGACCACCGAAAGCGTAGGACGGTTTGTTGTCGGGATCTTCGCGTCGTGCCAGTCCGCCCGGCATCGGAGAGAGCATCTGCACCACGCCGCCCAGCATCATGCCAACCCCGGACATAATCATCGGTGCACCAAACGGGGTAGCCCATAAAAACGCGCCGGCAACCACCAGCACCGCGCCCAGAATGGTCTGAAAAACACCAGCGTTTTTGCTGCCAATAATCATCGGGGCAATGCGGATATCGTCTTCGCCAGAAAAGGTCAGTTCGTCACGCTGGAGATTACGTTTACCATTGAACACAGCAAAGGTGAGCCCACGCTCTTTTGCCGTCAACAGAAAGCGTTCAAAGCCGTCAATCAGGACAGACAGCGCCCGGATCGCTTCCTGCGGGGTAGAGACAGCCAGTTGATGTACCCGCCCGAAGCGGGCGCCGAGTACGCCGTATAACCGGATGGTTCTGAGTGTATTCATGAGGTTACTCCGATAAAAAAACCGCTGATACGGGAATGTGGTGATGGCGCAAAGTGATAATGGTGCGTTCCTGCCAATAGCCATGATAGGGTTCTCGCTTACTGAGCTGGCCGTACAGATGGTGCAACATCAGACCGTCCCCCAGATAAACACCGGCATGATTGGGTTCATTGGCCTGTACCTGCATAATGATCACATCCCCTGCCTGTAATTCACCGCGACACGCGACAAATCCGGCAGCAGCATAGTGTTTCATATACAGATTTTCGCCCCGATCCCACCAACTATCGGTGCGTTCAAAATCAGGGAGCTCTATAGCTCGTTCCAGTCTGTACCAATCACGCACAACGGCATAACAATCCCAAATACCGTGCACGAACGGGCGGCCAATTAATGGCTTAATGCCTTCCCTTGGCATCAGGGTACGGATATCCCCTTCCGGCCACGAAACAATCACCCATGGCGTTTGTGACAAGTCACACTGTGCGATATCCAACTGGCTCGGTTGCGTTGTCGCGTCGGGATGGCTATGGACAATGGCAACAATCACGCCTTTGTCTTCAGCAGCAGAATAATCTTCAGGGTGAATACGGAACTGTTCAGTGGGTGACGGTGCGGTGTTGCGACAAGGAAGATAGCGCTGCCGACGGCGCTGTTGAATAACCAACCCACAGCATTCATCTGGGTAGACAGCTTGGGCATGAGCCATGATGGTGTGGGTCGTGGATTTTCGCAGTATCATCATGGTTACCGCCTCAGCAGAGCCGAGCCGGGAAACCCGCCAAAGGGCAATTGTTCTGTGTCACCAAAGCGCTTTTTGCAATCACTCATTAACCCCCCGCATCTGTCTTCCGCTGGGTCATCAGTGGGATAACCGCTCCCATCAAAGTAGCGGGTGCCAGTATAACCACACGGCGACTTTCGGTACTGCCCGCGAATGCACCATGTGCACAGACTATGAATTTGCCGGGTCGGGATTTTAATACCCTGTAAATCGGCTGGGGAAGAAAGGGAAAACTGGATGTTTTCGTTATCTTCTTGCGTTTTGCTGTCGATGTAGAAAACATCGATTTTTTCCTGAGTCGGATCGGCTTGCGGGTTGCCTCGTTCTAATTGCTCATACAGAGAACAGGGCAGCATGCCAACCGATTCCGCCAGTACCCGTACGCAACTGAATACAGCGGTGAGCTGCATGGCTAACTGCGGACTGACCCGCCGTCCGCTGTAGGTGTCATAAGACAGGCCAATCAGTTCACTTAAATCACGGGAGGTCAAAGGTTCGGCGGATTTACGAAATAATCCGGGAAAAAACATCAAACCTCCTTATCGGGTTTCTGGCTCAACATGCGTGAGACCAGATACGACCAGCCGAGGCACAACACACCCAGCACCATAAATCCGGCGGCCGGTAACAGCAGCCATGCACCGTAAGACAGCAAAGCGCCGCCCGCCAGCCCGATTAACAGGGCAGACACAATGAATATTTTCATGAAAAGACCTTAGAGTGAGCGAACACCGTAGGAAAGCAAATGATCTGAAAGACTGGGTTCTTCGTGCAAAATAGCCCGCCCCATTGCCATAATCAGCGCAACCGCACCATCAATTTTGCTGTCTTTATGCTCTTTGATGGGGCGCACAATGTCATCATTGCCACCCATCGTTTTCCCGACGACATTGCTGATACACCAAGACATAATCGGATGGCCGTCATGATGGAAACGCCCAGATTGGATAGCTGCCTCTAACTCTTTCATCGGATCGCTCATATGCGTGAAGTTCTGAGTAATGATGATGGGATTAATTCCCTCATCCGCCAGGGAATGAGATAAGCCAGTTGCCCCAAAGGGATCAATCGGGGCTTCATTGACCGGATTCAGATGACAGGCGAGTTTGGCTTCTTCAAGGATATAGCGGTAATCCACTTCGGCACCTTCCGTGACGGTCAGCAAATCCATTTCCACCCATTTCTGAAAACGTTCGGCACTGCGGCGGTTCTCATTCTGCTCCACGCTGTAGACGGTGTCATACGGCACCCAGAAACGTGGGGCGATACTGTAAAAATGACGTTTGCCGTTAATTTCACGCGAAAAAAGCCGCGCCATACTGTTCATATCCAGCTTGCGGGCAAGATCAAAAGCTAGAAAACAAGGCTGACCCTCGAATTGTTCCAGCGTCAGTGAAGTATCTTCGCACTGTTTCCAATTCACCATATTGAAGTAAGCCTCCCGCGCAGACACCCAGATATTGAGGTGCTTGGTTTTAAAGACACTGGCTAAACGCGGGTTATTCAGAGCGCGTTGTTGCTGACTCAGCAAAAAGTCAGCATAAACCGAGACGCCCATATTGGGATTGGCTTTGCGTAACACCGCCGGTGAAGTCCAGTCATCACCGTCATCCACGGTATAAATTACCCCGAACAGCTCCTCGTTGGGCACATTGCCGGACAGCATTTCCAATACTTCGCGCCGCTTGTCATAACAGGGACCTTCAATGTTATAGCCTGCGGTGGTGATAGCCCACATCAGCGGCTGACGCCGTGCCCCCATCCCTGTCAACATGGTGGTGTACAGGTCGTCGGTATCATGTTCATGGTATTCATCGACAATGGCGCAACTGGGGGACTGCCCGTCACCGGGATTGCCAATCAGCGGCTCAAAACGTGCCCCATCCGCTGGGCGGTTCATGTTAGCGGCATTCACTTCAATCCCGAACGCCTCAATCAGCATCGGGGTGCGCTTGCACATCAATCGCGCAGGTCGGAACACTTCCCACGCTTGTTTCTCGGTCGTGGCCCCGGAATAGACTTCCGCGCCGAATTCGTCATCACAGGTAAAACAATACAGCGCCACACCCGCTGAAATCGCGGACTTGCCATTTTTACGGGGAATTTCGGTATACACCTCCCGAAAGCGACGTAATCGGCTGCCTTTATGCACCCAGCCAAAGACCGAACAGACAATAAACAGTTGCCACGGCTCCAGCGTGATCGGCATCCGCTTAAATGCCCATTCACCTTTGGTATGTGGCAGTAGCTGGATAAATTTCGCGGCACGTTCTGCCAATTCTTTATCGAACCGATATTTGAACTGGCTGCTCTTTTCCTGATGCAGATTATCCAGATGCCGCTGACTGGCTTCCCTGACATAGCGACCGACTTCAATTTTGCCGCGCACGACATCACGGGCATACTGGTTCGCCGCATTGACATTCGGATAGGATTTACGGCTCATGATGAAATCATCCTTATAAACGGATTGTCCGTTTTGGCCTGACCTGCCGCCCCAATTAGGCGCTGTCGGCTGCTCGGATCTAAGCCCAACATGGCGCCGGTGGTATCCATTTCAGATTGTTGCTCTTTTTTGGCGGTCAGCTCCGGGTTTTTAATCGGCCCGCCGGTTGCGCCGGTTACCGTATTACCCTGCCGGGCGATATTTATCACGGCATTGCGCCAGAACTGGTAAGCCACACACCAGCGTTCAAGTACCGCAAGATCCGTGACGCAGAGTAACCCTTGGGCACATAACTCTTGACTGGTCAGCTCCCACATCACCACGGCCAGCGACATGTCACTGTCGGCAAACCAATCTGGGGGTGAAACACTCGTCAATGGTGTAAAGCTCGGTTCCTCCCGATTCAGTTTGCGCTTCCCCGGATTGCCCGCCAGTTCCTTTCGTGCCGTCGGTTTAGGGCGACGACCTGACTTACCCGTCGTTCCCGCCATACGCAGCACCTCCCGGGCTTAAAAACAGTGAAAGATGAGTGAAAAGCATCCGATTTAAATTTCATTTTTCGCGGGGATAAAAAAAGACCCAAGGGGGCGGTCCCTTGGGGCGAGAGTGGCAGGGATTTGACCCGCCCCTCCCTTTGTAACGATGGAATTCGAAATGATTACGCTGAAAATGATTATTCACTCAACCTTCAGCATAATCGTTCCGTGGCGGTCTTTTGTTTATGGCACGTTTCACACAGTAGCTGTAAATTACTTAACGCATCGGTGCCGCCATGGGCTTTGGGTGTGATGTGATCTACCGTCGTACCTGTGACCGCTCGTCCCTGCCGTAAGCAATGCTGGCACAGATGGTTATCCCGTTGTTTGACACGAACTTTCAACTTATCCCATTGACTGCCATAACCGCGAGCGTGTCGGCTTTTGCCTTGTTGGTGGTGTTGCCAACCCGTGTGTTGGTGGTCAATACAGTAGCCGCTGCGGTCGATGGTGGTCTTGGGGCAGCCTTGCTTACGACAAGCTCTGGGGATGCGGGGAGGCATGCTCTGGTCTCCATATAGCAAAAAACCACCCGAAGGTGGTTAATATTCAATATCTATAATCCAAAATTTTTGTCCAGCTACAAAGATTAATCATTCAGTGATTAGCTGATTCTGTTTTCCACCTAATATTGATCATACGAATATAAAAATCATACATAGTCTTATAGTTTTCTTCTCTTTTATTAATGGGCTCAAAAGGTTCCAACCATTCATCGACCTGTGGCTTACATGCAATGAAAGCATCATCAACTAATTTTTTAGGTGGTATATCTGTTGTCAGTTTAGGAATAACATAATCGTTTAAACATGTTGTCATAGGATGATTAAATTCAGACTTTGTGTACCCAATACAAGGTAAAACAAAAACTATAAACACTGCACATTTCAAAAACCTTAGCATCATTCCCCTCATAAATAGTGGAATTCAACAACCATATAAATACATTAAATATACAAATAAAACCGTGTATTGGATACACGATGAGTACAGGTGATGACATAGGTTATTGCTTTAACCACTAAATGAAATGGGTAAAAGAATAAAAAAACCACCAGAGTTAGCTGATGGTTTGGGATATTCGTGTAAGCATTCAAAGGATAAAAAATTCACAGGCTAACTTTTCATATCAATAAAATTTAACTTTTTCCACACATATCCGATTCATCAGATGGTACTATAACTATATCCTTTAAGCTAAAAGTAACTTCATCTGTTTTCATGCCATTACAAGATTTGCACATAGGTACTATTATCCTATCCCCGTCATCATTTATTATGTGAGCCCCAACTTCTGGCTGGTTATCACAATTATCTACCGTACATTTCTCAGGCCAGTCTTCTCCAGATAGATTCTCCCAATGAGCCTTCCACGATCCACAAGGACAAGTTAAATCTGAAGTATCCTCCTCGTTCCGCCAACCCCAAATATTCATTGCCATAGTTAAACATTTCCTCATATTTGTTTAAAAAGATTGAGAACTAATTTTACCAATTAATATAAACGTTACTTATATTAAAATTTATGTTCCATCTCTTCCTATGCATTCAGTGTTGATATAATCCTGTAAATATTTAACCTGCTGATCGTTTTCCGCCATCACTTCTCTGAGACGATAATAATCTTGTCGAGCTGCTTCTGTAAGTTGTGGGGTTCCTGCATCGCCCACGCTGCCGGAAGCAATGGTTTCAGGCACGGAACAACTGGCTTTGATGCGCAACTTGCGACGACCAGCGGCAACATCAGCCCGAAGAATATCGATTTCAGTCTTAGCATTGGCGAGATCCTGAATGTGTTTGGTATCCAATTCATGCAGCATTTCAATATGCGTATTCTGATAATTAATGGTATCGGTCAGTTGCTGGATCTCTGTTATCTGGTCGTTATTGATGCCAAGCTGTTTCTTATATCCAGAGCGGTATAGGAAGGCGGCGGCTGAGGCAATCATCAACGCAATAACCGTACCCTTGGTGACATCAGGGCGCGAGCATACTTTGATTAATATTTGAACTTAAAATATCAATATTGTTCTTTAACTCTTTTGTTTGCTAAATGAGTGTAAATAATTGCTTTTGTGATTAAATATTACTCGATAAAAACACTGTTAAAGTTGATTTTTAAGAAATAATAATCTTAAAAAAGCACCTAAAATAGTGTGCTCGCGCCCTGTTGGTGACATTGAGCTTCATGATAAAAACATCTGGCGTTCAGATGCCCTGCGATTATCCAGTCCACGTATAACCCTGCCTACTACTTTATTCCATCGGGAAAACTCTGCCGCTGCGCCGGTGTAGTCACCTTGATTGAGCTTCTTCAATAGCGTGGAACCCAAAAAGTTACCGCTGCCACAATTGAAGATAAACGAGCACAAGGCATCGAACTGGCCTTGATTCAAAGAGACTTTAACCCATTGTCTTAATGTGGTATAAATAGGTTGCAGATCATCCTGTAAGAATGCTTCAGCCTGTGGTTCTGTAATCCCATCACCTTTTTTAACTCCTTTGGTATGGCCATAACCAATTGTCCACGGAATACCACCGGTTGCGGGATCGGGATAGGCTTTCAGTTTCAGGCCTTCATATTGTTTGATGCACTCAAGCCCTTTATCGCTGATTTCCATCAGAAGATGCTCCCGTTTTTTTCTCTGCGGCCTTACGTAACAATTGACCGATAAAGTCCGTCCCCAAATAACCCATCATTACACTACCGATATAGGCTAAATCAGGATTTAGACCAAACAGATTTAATACATCACGAATGAACCAAGCGAACATGGCACACATAAAGGCATCGATTGACACTTTTATCCAACCACCACCGTTATAGCGGCCTCGAAGGAAAGCCATTGTTCCGGCAAGGATTGCCCCGATGCCTTGTTCTTTTATTGATATAAGCCAGTTACTGAGGTATATCCAAATATCAGGGTGTTCTTTCATCTTTATATTCGCACAATTAGAGTAATGAGTATCCTTAGAGAGAAATAACTTCATCTCTGTAAGTTGCGTTAATAAAATGCCAGTCGTAATTCGTGGGCATGGATGTGATTAGAGTTATTGTGGTTGTAAATACAATAAGGCCATGCCGGAACATAGCCTATACCATATAGTTATTTAAAGAACTTAAAATTATTCCCAAACGAATTCAATTTCTAATGTTTTACCAACGTGCTCTCTAAAAATATTCCTTAGAGGGCGGGTAACGCCAGAGTAATTAGCCCCTTCAGCGTAACATAAACCATTATTAGTTTTACTCACACGAGGAATTCTAATTTCTTTGTTAATTTCTTTATCTAAAAATCGAACAGTCAAGCGTTTTCCTAAAAGAGTTTTTTGAACCCCTAAAACACTTTCTGCGTCCGTTCTTAACCAAAAGTCTATGACTTCTTCTTGCCCGTTAAACTTTGGAGATGATTGTGTAGAGTGAAAACCTACAAAGTTTTTTATTGGTGTGTTATTACTAAGTTCTTCCCAACCACCAAAGTTGAATTCACCATCATTTTGCAAATAACCAAGACAATTATATGTGAGTCCATTATTCAATGGCTTTCCATAACCGGAACCAATAGTCATCTTTCCCTTCAAACGAAGTGTTGAATCAGGGGTTGGCTCTGGTTTCGGCTCTGGTTTCGGCTCTGGCTCTGGTTCTGGCTCTGGTTTTACTTTATCTTCAAAAAACTGCCAATCACAAGCCATCATATCTTCCTGTGTTGGTTGCCACGGTACAAAATTACCGTGCTCATTACGTAGATCAATATGAGTCAAATAATCATATTTAGCCCCAACCGCAATACCATCAACGGCATAAGCACTCTCTTTCTCTACGGTTAAATCATTTACACGTGGAGTGATAGCCAGATACATCTCATTATTCCCTTGGCAATTCACCCAAACAGAACGAGTAACACGCTTGCGTAGTTTTAATTGAATCAACGCCCAAGAAAAAGAACCCACCGGTGCAATAAAACAATCACATTGATATTTTTTTGGATCAAATGGACATTCGTTTTCAGGCTTAATAACTTCAGACATACTATTTCCTTATATTTATAAATAATAGGAAGACAAATTTGATATTTAACTTCCATTCGCTATTAAACAGCCTGAATATATTAAACAATACTAATAAGTTAATGTATCAATTGGCCTTGTGTGGTCATTTCTACAATTCACTGAAATCCATTTCATTTATTTGTGAATATTTTGATTTCCTGCTCAGTTTGCTTAAACCGTTCTTCTTCCAGCTCAACACCCAAAACACGGAGATTGAGTTTCAACGCGGCTTTCAATGTCGCCCCGGAACCCATAAAGAAATCCGCCACCAGATCCCCTTTCCGGCTGCTGGACTGGATAATATGCGTCATCAAATCAGCTGACTTTTCGCAAGGATGCTTACCCGGATAGTACTGAACGGGCGCAAACTGCCAGACATCGATATACGGTACGGCTGCCGTCACTGAGAACGGACGACGCATCAAACCATATTCCTGCCGCAATTCATCATACTGGCGCGACAGGGTGAGGTGAGAACCCACCAGCTCAGCATACGGGGTGTTCAGTTCACCACGCTGGTGCTTTTCTTTGGCGATACGGTCAAACAGCACCTGCAACTTTTGATAGTCGGTTTCACTGGGCAACTGCCACTGGCTGTCGCTGAACCAATGACTGGCCATCTGCTTTCCGGTTGCTTCGTGAATGGTTTTTGCCGTGACGCCTAACGCTTTCCGGGCATCACGAAAATAATCGACCAGCGGTTTAAAGACCGACTGTTTTAGATCCTGACATTGCTTGTAATAGCCATCACCTTTCGGGTGATAGGGTCCCTGGTAATGTTCGGCAAAAATGATACGTTCCGTTGCCGGAAAATACATGCGCAGGCTTTCTTTATTTTGTCTGCGCCACGGGCCGGACGGTTTCGCCCAGATAATATGGTTCAGCACGTTAAACCGTTCCCGCACCAGCAGTTCGGTATCAGAGGCCAGACGTGAACCACAAAACATATACAGGCTGCCGTTCGGTTTCAGTACCCGCCAGAACTCGACAAGCAGTTCATCCAGCCACGCAAGGTACGCCGTGACGTCCGCCCACTGGTTATCCCAGCTACAATCTTTCACGCGAAAGTACGGCGGGTCAGTGGCGATTAAGTCGATGCAGTTATCCGGCAGGGTTTTGATATATTTCAGAGAGTCGTCGTTAATTAATGTGACAGGGCTTAAAGGCACAATAGTTTTCCATAAATCGACGCTGACTTGCTTTCTGGAAAGTCACGAGGTGAAAGGCTGGCGTTATCAAACCCACCAGCCACCCATTTCATCGTCAGGGGCAACGTTTGAAAAAAGTGTCGTCCTCCCGGCTTTCCATCAGGCCAGCCAGACAAAATTGAGTTAAAAGTAATTGGCAACGTGGCGCAGATAGCCCCGTCAGGGTAGAAACATCGGAAACTGAGACCCAAACATGCGGGGAAAGAGTTTCTAAAACGCAGGCAGCAGCTGTTGTCATATCTTCATGTTTTAGCATGATAATTTAACCTTTTGGTGAGTTTTTGTGCATAAACACACATGTAACTCTGCCCCATGACAACAGCAAGTCTTATGTTTATTTCAGGCATAAAAAAACCCCGCATTTGCGAGGCTTGATAAATCGATCTGTTCGGTGACATTGAAATCACGTTTATCACAATATACCGACTTTTGTAATTACGCAACCGCTTTAACCACTTCTTTTCGCACACCTTTATTTATTTCCAACGTCACCCCGGAGACCGCCAGAACGCCTTCGATAAACCCTTCCGCTACCTGTACCCGTTTGGTCACTTCGTTATGGGAAATCCCTAACGGGTCACTCATCGACCGCAATGCGATCCCTTTAATATAGTGCAGCACAATAAGCTGGAATAAATAAGGATCATGTTGTTTCAATCGCAACACAGCCGCATCCAGCGCCACGCCGTCATCATCACAACACGGGGAACGCATTCTCCGGTTACGGGGCAGCAATCTCTTAAATCCGGCAGCCACGGAGGGCCAGTCTACCGGGCTTTTGCCGTCACAGACCCATGCGCCCCATTGGTTCAGGATCATTCGCATATCACGCATTGGTGTCCTCTCTTAACCACATCAATTTTCTGTAACATTCTGCATCTTCCACACTTCGTCATACTCAGAAGCCGGCATATTGGCGATATAGTGATAAGGATCAGTCTGTTCCTGAGGCAAAAACTGATGGGATTTTTTGTCCAGATACAGCCCAATACCGCCCTCCCAGCCATTGCCGTTCCGCTGTTTCTCAATCAGTATCATGGCGGCCGGACCGGCCAGTTTTTCCCGCTCCTTATCCGTTAACATTGCCCCGGTTTCCTGCTTTTGCAGCACACGTTCACGAGCTTTATTACGCCAGATAATCATCAGGTTGTCTGTCAAGTCGGTAATCGCCCCGGTGCCTTTGACATCCATCTTCCCCGTCGGTCTCTCTTCACTGTCACCTTTCCGGCTGTGTGTCACCAAAATCACATGGCTGCGGGTGCGGTTTTTGAAGTCACACAAAGCATCCACAAAGGCTTTCTGTCCATTGTAATCATCTTCCCCGATACCACATTTCATCAGGCTGTCGATAACAAACAGCTGGATACCGTAACGACGCTGCGCATAGTTAAAAATGTCAATCACTCTCGCGGCTTTTGCCGTTCCCGTCAGGCCAAATACCCACAGCCGATCATCGTAAAATTGAAATGCCGCGTCGATTTCTATCACAGGTGGTCTTTCTGAGCAGGCCGCCTGCTGGGTCAGGCGCTTAAGCAACTGCCCCGGTTTCAGCTCGAAAGAAGCCACACAAGCGCGTATTCCCTGCCCCATCGCTTCACACAGCAAATGCCCGACCATTTCACTTTTCCCATGCCCGTTGACCCCATTGAGCACCGTCAGCTCTGATTCGCGGAAACTGAAATGCGGATTCAGCATGTCCCACGGTGTGGTAAACAGGCAGTGGGTCTGACCGTAGAACGCCTCAATCGTGTCCTGATAAAACTCGCGGGCACTGCACAACTCTTCCGGGTCAAAGAAGGCCGCCGTTTCGAGGCAGCGAACCACCTCATCCGGTGTCATGCCCGCCTGCAAACAGGCATTGATATCCTTGTACGGCAGGCTGACTAACCGGCAGCGATGTGCCCCTAACCGGCTGGCAATCTCTTTTGCTGCTTCCCTCCCCACATCATCGTTATCCATGGAAATCCAAATTTCCTCAAAGCGATCAAGGTTGTGGTACTCAAACTCAATCCACTGCTGCTTGGCGCCCTTACCGCCCCCGAACGGCACAGAAAGGGCGGGCAAACCGTACTGGTGATAACTCATGCAGTCGATCTCCCCTTCACACAAAATCACCAGCCGGACGTGATTCGGTATCGCCTGCCAGCCAAACAGACAGGGTTCACACTGAGATTCAGCCATAATGACTTTCTTGCCATTGGGACGCTCAGTGCTGATGCGCTTGACTTGCAACAACTCCCCGTTTCGTTTGTAAGGAAACGCAATAGCAGGTAATTCTCTGTTTTCAGCATGAAACCAGACACAGGCATCACCTATCTCAAACGCTTCCGCCGTCTGGCGGGTAATCCCCCGGCTTTCCAGATAGGCATAGCACACGTTGGGTTTAAAGACGTGTTTCGTCAGCCTGTTGCGATCTGGCCGGACAAAGTTTTTTTTCTGCTTCGCGACGAAGTGGTGATCGTCATCCGCAATCCCCAGAAACTGTTTTGCCTCAGCCATGGCTTGATGCAGACTACAGTCACGCACCTGCACCCATAAATCCAGCAGATCACCACCGGTTCCTTCTGCAAAGTCAGACCAGACTTTCTTGCCGGACAGATTAATTTTCAGGCTTTTTCCCGCTTCGCCATTGACCGATCCCACTACCCACTCATGCCCTTCCCTACGCCCGTCAGGCAGCAGGTATTTTGTTACCCGCGCTACGCTACCCCAGAGTTTTTCCGATAGTTCTTTTGGTGTCATGGTGCTTTTCCCTTTAACTTGCTGAATCCATAGCGGATCGCCAGCCTGTTATCAACATCATCGTTCGATGTAGTAATAGTTCCCATATTTCTGAATGGGAGAATGATCCGGACTCTGATTTTGTTGTGGCTCCCGCTGATACGTTTTCGCGTTACGCAACCAATTGTTCAATGCCCGTCCCCAATCCACAAACTGACTGCCTTTGCTGGCATGATGGTCAGCAAATTTTAAAAATTCTTCCCGCAGGTTCGCGCCCAGTTCATTAGCCAGTGCCTGATGCTGTGCTGTTGGGAGAAAAATGTCTGGCAAGGAGTGTTTGTTTTCCGTTTTTTGTGACGATTTCTCGCAGACGTCTATAACAGGTTCCTTGACTGGTTCAAAAGAGTGACTGGTTCTGGTGCCATCTGGCGGCATAGGGGGTATATCACCTGACGGCACAGGGGTGCCAACAGGTGGCATAGGTATGTTTTCTGGCGGCACAGGGGGTATGCTTTTTGGTGGCACAGGGGCAGCCGATAAATTCAGGTAATAGACATTCGAGGCATTTCCCTTACCGTTATGGTTACCCAGCCGGTTTTCCTTGATAAGCAGCCCCATCTCAATCAGGGCATCAATGTGACTTCTCACCGCACTCTTACTACATTCGCAATGATCTGCAATGTGTCGGTATGAAGGCCAGCACTCGCCTTTGTCGTTTGCATTATCCGCTAATTTTATAAGCACCAGTTTTCTCAGGGGGTTTCCTACCCTGATACTCATTGCCTTCGCCATCAGACTCATACTCATGCCGTTTCCCCCTTACAGTACGCTAAACAACATCCACATGTTCATATCGGGCTCATCCAAAACGCCATGCATAATCCACCACCGACGGGAACTTATTCATGGGCTTTGACTTCAGGCGTTGGAAAAACTTTAGGCAGATCAGGACGCAGTTCATGAGCCAAGACTTCCCCGTTCGAAAAAACTACGATATCAGGCACCAACGACACCGAAACCCGTTTTTTTCCGTATAACCATGCACTGATGAGAGATTGTCTGCACCCAAGAACCTGAGCCAGCTTGGTTTGGCTACCGGCGATTTTTATAACTTTTTGTATCACGCTGTTTTTCATTAATGCCTTCTCCAACACTACAGCAATAAACATATCACTATTGGTCAATGTAAATCACTATTGGTGTATTTGTAAAGGTATCACTTTAGAGATAGAATGAAAAACACATGTTCCAAGACGTGGGTGCGTGGGCTATACCCTGTATTTCACGTAAGTGTGGGAATAACAATCACGGCTCGCCAGTGTCTTTACCTAAGCTCACCGGCTCCCCGTCAGGACGGGGATAACGAACAGACCGTTAGAGCCCATCATTCTTTTTAAATAATTCCCTCATCAGTACAAAGATTGAACTGAAGAGATAATTTTATTTGTTCTCTGTAAATACGAAGGTAAACCACTCATGAGGCACTTATGACTCTTGCGGATAGATTGAAAGAAGCCATGGCAGATAAAGGGCTGACCCAATCTGCTCTTGCAGAAAAAGCCGGCATGGCGCAATCCATGATATGGAAATTACTCTCCGGGAAAGCCACCAAAACCGGTAAGCTCGTTGATTTGGCAAAGGCACTGGGTGTACGCCCGGAATGGCTCAGTGATGGCAACGGTAGTCAATACCAAACGGGTGAGGCTGATTTTGCTGTCATGCATGATAACCGCTACGTGCCTATAAAAATCTATGAGGAAGAACAAGAAACCCATGAATCATTCATGGTGCCTGTCCTTTCTGAGCTACAGACCCCTTTTGATTCATGCCGGGCTTATCGTATCACCCAAAATACCGGCTGCGCTGAAGCGCCGGAAGGAACGTTAGTCATTGTTGATAAAGATGAAAAAATGGCCAATGATGATTTAGTCTATGCCCGTATAGGCAATCATTATTCGGTTTATCGTTATAAGCAAGGGGGTTCAGTCAGCTTTTTGTCTGTTGACGACACGCGCATACCCTTGATAACCCTTTCACCAGACATCGACATCATTGGTGTTATTGTTTATTTATTTCGTGACATGAAACGGAGACGATAAGTCTCTCCTCCAATATCCACCTTTCCCTTATCACCCACTGGATTCACGCGTAATACGCCCAATTTTTTCCTCCCCTTACGCCAAGACACTGTTGTTTAACACAGCGTCTTGGGTGTGATTTAAATCATGGAAATTATCAATATATGAAACCATTTCAATCCTATAAAACTTTTAATATCAATGAGATAATTAAATAAAACCAATTTTTATCACTATAGGTATGGATTTAACAGAACTTAGGTGATAATGTTAGGCGCATCAAAGTGATAGCGATAATCACTAAAAGATTAATAGCGAGGATCTATGAGTACCTTTATTTCTGGCACTATCGAGAAACCGACTACACAACAAAAAAACACCATAAGCATTAAATATATTATTGCCAATATCGCACAAGCAGACGTTCTGTACTCAGGAACAACACAGCCCCCCTTTTTGGCAGGCCCGCGTTTGAATTCATATAATAAGTACAAACACCGGGATCACTGCATGAACGCAATAAATAAAAAGGAATTCAAATATCATATACTGACGACCTATCTGGTCAGCCAAAAACAGACAAAGCCGGTTCCTTGCTATAAATTAGAAACCTTTATTGATTATGGTTATGCACTCTACAAACGGAGAGGACGGTATATGTATTTAATTGATATCATTCCTATGATTAAAACAAAATATAAAACGCCCTTGGCTATAAAAAACCGTTATACAACAAATCAATAAAATAAAAATTATAATTTTTATAAGTATAGCAACTTAATTACAGCGCCTGCGCCGGGGAATATATCAATATAAATTTAGGCCGGTTATACATAAGAAGAGAATATGAAATATATATTATTTGGTAACTGCATAGCTACATTAAGAATGTATTTAAATAATGAACAGATTATCTATAAGCAAATAAAGGGATCAGCAAACCTTCCCTCAAATAATGAAAAGTCTATGGAATATTCCTATCGACATGACCAATACTGCAGGTGAAAGCAGGAAGCAATTCTCATACTGATGTGACGAACGGGTAGCTGATGAGGTGCCCTACAACGAAAGATCAAAAAATTCAAATGGCATCCTTCAGTAGCGGACTGAGCTGGAATACACCATTTTGGGGTCACGAGTAGGAAGGCAGCTACTGAAAAAGTTGTCAGAGTGATTTTGGAAGACAGTGATCAAAAAGGAGGAGAATAATGGCTATAAGATATATTAAACGCGAAGAAATGCAAAAACTAACGGGAAAAAGCAAAACAACTCTTTGGAGAATGTACGCAAAAAGAAATGAGTTTCCTAAACCGGACAAGACTGCGGGTGGAACATTTCTAGGATGGCCTGAAGACGTTTATGAAGCTTGGGTGAGAGAGAAGAAGTAGCGATAACTTGACCCGTTACCTGACCCGTTGCTATGACGGGTTTTCAATTTTCTATCGTAACTCATTGATTTTTATGGTCCCTACAGGATTCGACAATGACAATTAATTAATTGTTTTTAAATGATTTTATTTAGTTCAATTATCTACCATACCCCCTATAATACCCCCACATTATTTTGTCTCTGTTTACCTGATTTCTATCTGGTTGGCACTGTGGAGAGCAGGGTTTTCATTGCAAAAATATCATTAATAAAAAAAAATTTTGCTAAAAGTGAAATAATAACTCCAAGATAGCCTATAAGTTCTTTTATTATGTTTAGGTGAAGTGAATTTACATAGGGTGATGGCATCTCATTTGAGATACGGATGAAAAGACTATCGTTTTTATCTGTACGGTAATAGTCAATACAGGAACCAAACTTGATATTCAGAAGATGTTCGGTCGAATGGATTTTTTACTGAACTATTTTATTTATTCTCACCTTAACACAAAAAACGTAGGGTTTAAAAATGGTCAATTTGAACTATCATTTCAATTTTAGGGTGTTGTATTAAAATTCAGCATTACTTTCACAAAATAGATCACAAATTGAGGAAATTATTTCTGTCGTTTAATAGTTCGTGAACTGCTTAAGGCCTAGTTTATTGAATAAGTTGCATTCTGATTGCACTGCAATAGCAATTGGTTACTAAATAACCGCTTTCATCTCAGTAAAATGCAATACACCGATTTGCCTTGTTCAACCTCTTTTTATGCCAAAAAACATGGAATATGAACTTTAGGCTCTGAGTGCTTCTGTTTCATGTTGGTATCCCACAATGATATTAATCAATTTTGGTTAAAGAGTTTAAGTATATTGTTTAACTAAGCACTGCATGTCCTTCTACCTACTACTTATATTCACAAGTGTGAAGTACGGCATTGTATCATTATGCTAATTTAGTTTAAATTTTATAAGAACATTTTTATCTATATAGAGTTACACCTCCTTCATATGACTGTTTTTTTTATAGAAAGTTGATACTGAGTTAGTTTTCATCTTTAATATGTTAAATTAACTTTAAGTTTTGAAAAAATATTTTGAGACAATGTTGTGAAACTGACTAAACTGCAAATTAAAAATTTCCGTTCACTAAAAGATCTTCATGTTGACCTTGAAGAGTACATCTCAATTATAGTCGGCAAAAATAACTCAGGAAAAACATCACTACTCCTAGCGCTTGAACGCTTCCTTGGTAGCACAAGTCCACATTTTGAACTAGACGATTTCAATATAGATTTTCAAAAAGACCTCGTTGAAATCATTAACGACAAGATATCCCCCACTGAGCCTTTGCAGATATCGCTTCGGTTGTTTATCGAGTATGAAGACAACGATAATCTTGCCAATGTCGGAAATAAGATAATTATGGATCTTGATCCCGAAAACAATTGTATCGTTCTAGACTTTCTATATCAATTATCTTCTGAAAACCTTGATATTCTCAAACGAGATTATATAACTCACCGTGATAAAAAAGCAGCGAAAGCTCAACCCATACTTGATTTTCTTCGAGAAAATCATAGTAACTACTTTAAACTTGCGCGCAGAAGTGTCCAATTCGATCATTTAAAACAAAAGGTTCAAGAAGATTATTACATTGACCTAATCAAAGAAGGAGTCCGATTAGAAGACATTATTTCCTTCAAGCGTATTAATGCTCGACGGTCTGTATCAAATAAAGACTCAGACCGAAGCTTGTCAGCGATGTCAGCAAAAATTTATTCAACAATTTTAACCAATGCTGGTGAGGAAGATGTTTTTGACAGTTTCAAGGAAACCCTAAACAGCACAGACGGACAGCTAAATAGCATCTATTCCGATCTTTTCAAAGACATTATTGATGATGTCAGGAAATTTGGTGGTATCAGAGAGGGTGATACTCAAATCCAAATTAAGTCAACCTTGCAGCATCGCGAACTGCTAGAAGGAAATACCACAGTAATGTATGGGCAAGGGGGAGAGGCTTATGCCTTACCCGAAAATTTTAATGGTCTAGGTTATCTAAATCTAATTAGCATTATCTTCGATATCAAAATTATCCTAAATGAATTTAAGCAAAGAAAATCACCAAAGCCCGCAGATATAAATTTGCTATTTATAGAAGAACCTGAGGCTCACACTCACCCGCAAATGCAAGCAACATTTATAAAAAATATAAAAAGTTTGATAGGAAGAGTTATAACTAATACTGATGGTATCACGAGGCCATTGCAGACAATAATATCTACCCACTCGGCTCATATTGTTACTGAATCTGATTTCGAAGATATCAAGTATTTCAAGAGAGAGGATGGAGGAACGTACTCCAAAAATCTTAAGGATCTAGAGAAACGTTATGGTGATGTTAAACATAATGCGCATTATAAATTTCTGAAACAGTATCTGACAATTCACCGTTCGCAGCTTTTCTTTGCCGATAAGGCAATTTTAGTAGAGGGCGAAACAGAACGAATATTACTACCAGCTATGATGCGAAAAAAGGATCAATTCGATGAAATGAAAGCTTGGGAAACAAGTACTCAATCTCTAATACCTTTACTTTCTCAAAACATATCAGTAGTTGAAGTTGGAGCACACTCGAAAATTTTCGAAATTTTCTTAGATTTCATTGGAATAAAAACCCTAATTATTACGGATATTGATTCAGCAGTGGAAAAGCCTCGCCTCACTGAAGACGGGCAACCTCAAAGGAATAAGGAAGGTAATCCTATCGTAGACCTGTGTGCACATGTGATAGATAATGCAACGCACACAACAAACCACTCTCTTCAGTTCTTCTTTAATGTAGATTCCAATCTAACCTATTTTCTCCAACTAAAGAGTAATGAAAAAACAGTTCATAAGAACAAAACTACCAACCGATGGGAAAAAAATCCCAATGGACAGGTCATGTGTGCCTACCAAGTTTCAGAAACCGATACAGGGGGTATAAACTATTATGCTCGCAGTTTTGAGGATGCTTTCTTTCATATTAATCGGCAATTCATAAATGACACCTGCAATCGGAACGGTCAGATTGACGAAACAAAATTTCCGAGTCTCACTATGAAACATCTAAAAATTTATCTCGGAGATGGTTCTTCTTTTGACATGGCTGAAAAAGGAATTACAAAAAAGCCATCATTTGCTATTGAAATTCTGCTTAATAGCCAACCTACCACATATATTAAGGTAAATTCTGCCGGAGAATCGAAAAAATTCGACTTAGAATTTAGTAATTGGAAAACACCATTCTACATTGATGAGGGTCTTACATGGATCAAAGCGGATTGAAATTAGAACCTGAAGTAGTCGATATACTCAAACATATTGACGAAGGAAATAACTTTCTCCTAAGCGGAGGTGCTGGGAGTGGTAAAACATATTCTTTAGTTCAGGTGATAGGAGAACTTCTGAGGATTGAACCATGTTCATTTATTGCATGTATTACATATACTAATGCTGCTGTTAAAGAGATAGAATCACGTATTTCCAGTAATCGGCTGTCAGTTTGTACTATTCATGATTTTTTATGGAATGCAATTAAATCCTATCAGAACGAACTACGCACCGTTCTAATCAAATTGATGGAGGGAGAAGCGCCTCAGATTAAACCAGGTAATGCGATTGTATCTAATGATATGTTTGATAGGAAATTAATAGAATACAAAGAGTTCAGAATGTTAGAACAAGGGATAATTTCTCACGATGAAATAATAATTCTTGCACGAAATATTTTTAGTAACTATCCGAAAATTCAGGATATCTTAAGAGATAAATTCCGCTATATTCTAGTTGATGAATATCAAGATGCATCTCCTTACGTTATAGACATTCTTCTAGACCTCCTTCCTTTAAGCTCTCGTAAAGGCGTATGCGGTTTTTTTGGTGACAGCATGCAGTCCATTTATGATGAGGGAGTAGGAACAATTCAAAGTTACATTGATAAAGGTATTGTAAAAGAGGTTCAAAAAAAGCAGAACCGTCGTAATCCGTGGCTCATTTATGAACTAGCAAATCAGCTTCGTTGTGATGGTTTAATACAAAATGCTTCTGACGATCAAAATGCTCCTAATATGGACAAAGGTATAATTAAGGAAGGTACTATATGTTTTTATTATTCCTCTGGAGAAATCGATAAATTAGATCATGTCCGTGCACATCTAAATTGGAACTTTGATGATGAGCCAGAAACTAAAGAGCTTAACCTAACCCACAATCTCATAGCCCCTCAAGCTGGTTTTAGGGATCTGATGGAAATATATGACAAAGATGGTGTATTAGCTTTTCGAGATCGGGTCGTAAAATTCATCAAAGAATGTGATGACTTGAATAAATATAATGAATTAACATTCGGTGAAGTCATTAATAAGCTCCAAAAAGACAAAACTGGTAAGGAACTAACAGCTATCAACCCAACTCCTTGGATGCAAACTTTTATTAATGACAATCCTGATTTGTTTGAAAAGGCGAAAAAGAATAATTTTCATCTATTTCGACATATGTATGTCGACAAAAGTCAACTTATTGATGATAAAAAGCAAAGTGAAGATGAAATCCAACGAAAAGGAACACAGCGATGTGATTTTATCAAGCATGTATTCAAAATACAAACCATCATCCATCTTTATGAACAGAGACGATATAATGATTTCTTGCGAAAAACAGAGTTCCGTATTAATAATGCTAATGATAAAGTACTCTTAAAAAAGTATATAGAAACTATCCTTTCAATGAAAGATCACCCAATCATTGATGTTATTAATTTTGCTCATAAACATAATCTTTGCATTAAAGACGATAGATTTAACTGTTTCTCTCAAAAAAAAGAATATCTTTTTAATAGGCTAATCAATGTTAAATATGAATCTTATCAAAAACTTTACGAATATCTGGAAGGGCGCACAGCATTTTCTACTCAACATAAAATTAAAGGACTTGAATTTGATCGAGTTCTGGTTGTTTTAGATTCAGGAGGATGGAATAAATATAATTTTAACTATCTTTTTGAGCGGAATGGTACTGAAACTGTTAGACTAAGAACACAAAAATTATTTTATGTCTGCTGCACACGTGCAAAAGAAAGTTTAGCAGTTTATTTTCGTAATCCATCTAATGCAACACTTGAACAAGCCAAAAATTGGTTTGGTACTGAAAATGTTATTAACATATAATGAAAATAAGAATATAATAAATAATTATTTAAATGCATTATTCTAACCATTTATTAATAATAATTAAAATATATGGCCATGAGTATAAAATCAATAACTACGAATTTCTTTTTATCTCATGGCTTATTGCATTTAACCTAAACTATTCAGTAGGATTTTTGCGAGCCTTACGCTCAATAGGCTGACCATCATATGAATCAAAATAACGGCTAGGCCAGATTTCTGAAGGGTGTATTCCGAGATAATTCGCAATAATCCATTCACCTTTTGGCCAAGGCCTGCTGAGAGTATTGGCTAATGTAGAAGAACTTAATCCGGCTTCACGGGAGACTGCTGCTAAAGTAGTACCACGCTTGCGTAATGCAGCAATTATATCAGCTTGATGCCAGTCTTTTTTAATATCAATCATTCCTGCTACCCCTTCCATTAATTAATATTGATGGTGGCGATTCAGACAGGGTTCGCGGACCGGAGATCAACCATTCCGGCAAGGCAATGCCTTCCCTGCCTGAACCACCATTGAAAAGGCGATAACAGGCACACTGGTAGAAATTTCCTACCAGTGGGTTGATCATTCAAGGCCGCGACGCCTTGACCATTGGATTGTGCCAATGGCGGAGTTACTTTAACTGATTGTTTTATCTAACTCAATAACTGAACTGCTAAGTTGAACGACTATAAACCCGTTCAACATAACGCCCGCGACCATCGCCGTGTCCCAAATCCATTGAAACCAATGCCCTTGCCTCCTGACGGCTAAAGCCATTTTGTTGGTAGAACGCTAGTGCATCCCGCGCCCACGCATAACGCAAACTGTGGGGAGAATGACAACCTTTTAAACCAATCTTTGTGGTGTGTGTCCGCCAGTAGTTCATGGCCTGCCTGAGATCTGGCTTATCAATCAATCTGCCGCCGCGTTGCTCCGCAACAGCAATGGCCTGTTCTACAGCCTCTTTCACCGCCGCAACATCTAATACACGGGTTTGCCTTGGTCGGCCGCCTTTTGTACCGAAGACAACATGCAATTTTGGCTCTGTTTGTTCTAATTGTTTTCGCCAGCTTTTCAATGAAGCACTACACTGTACTGCTTCCTGAGAACGCAGCCCCATCAATCGGGCAAGTTTCAGTGTGGCCGCAAATCCGGCATCACGTTCCAGTGCCTTCTGATAAACAACCTGAAACATGGCATCAGGGATCGCCTGCTTTGCTCCCGCGCGACTGACTCCACTTAATCCCAATGCCTGATTACTCAAACGCGGAGAAGTTTCCAGTTTCTCCCTGCCTGCCATACGAAAGATATTGCGTAACGCCGCCATTTCATTTTGTACTGTTCGCTTGGCGATTCCCTGAGATAAACGGGCATCAACATACTGTTCTACGTGCTTAGTCTTCAAATGACCGAGACTTTTAACCTGAATATTCAGGCTCAATAACAACGCGCCCAAGCGACCCGCAATCCGAATGCGATCATGACAAGTTTTATGACTGCCGCCACCCTGCCGGGCAAAAAACTTTAATTCCTTAATCAATCGGCTCAT